GATTGACCGTGATGCGCTGATAAAAGAGATTGAAATACTGACAGAGCAGGAAAAACGGGCCTGTGAAGGTAGTTTAGCGCAATTTGTAAAGAGTTCATGGCATATTATAGAACCGGGTACACCTCTTATCTGGAATTGGCATTTAGACATTATGTGTGAATACCTTGAAGCAATTTCTGATGGTAGAATTAATCGATTAATTTTTAACGTTCCTCCCGGTACAATGAAAAGTACTGCTGTATCAGTCTGTTTCCCAGCTTGGGAATGGATAAAGAAGCCTGAAAAACGTGTATTAGGTATCACAAACGAACAAGGATTAGCATTAAGAGACTCTGGTAAGGCTAAATTAATCATAGCGAGTGACTGGTATCAGTCAAAATGGCCCATACAGTTTGATCCTTCTCAGAATGAAAAGACGTTATACCAAAACCTTAAACGTGGAATAAGACAGTCATTAGGTATTACCGGGCGAATCACGGGTAAACGTGGTAATTTGATGCTGATTGATGACCCACACTCAGTTACTGAAGTCGAGTCTGATGCAGTAAGACTAACCGTCCTGACCAAATATGACCAAGAGATAGTATCACGTTTAAATAATATGAATGAAGATCCTATTGTTCTTATTATGCAGCGTATTCACCACCAAGATTTGACCGGGCATTTACTAGAATTATCAGATGATTGGATAGTTGTATCAATTCCTATGGAGTACGAGGGTACTTCAGGGTTTGATGGTGCTGATATTGGTAAGCCTGAACTCATTGATCCCCGTACTAAAGATGGTGAACTGTTATTTCCTCAACGATTTAACCGTAAAACCATTAATACTTTGAAGAAACATTTAGGAATATACGGTACGGCTGGACAATTGCAGCAGCGACCAAGCCCTAAAGGTGGTGGCATACTCAAGGATAAATACTGGTTAATATGGCCCAATGATGTACGTTTACCAGCCTGTGAGCATATTTTTTCATCATGGGACACAGCGTATAGTGAGTTAGACCTTAAAAATAACTCATTTAGTGCTATGACAATGTGGGGAGTGTTCTGGCATGAACAGAAAGAACGCTATTGTTTATTATTGCTTAAAGCATGGGCTGGACAGGTTGATTATCCTAAACTACGTAAAAGAGCTAAAAGTCTTGATAAAGATGAACGTTTAGATTGTCAGCTAATTGAAAAGAAAGCCTCTGGGCAATCATTGGTACAGGATTTAAAACAAGCAGGTATGAAAGTTCGTACATATAACCCTGATCGTGATAAAGTTGCTCGTGCTTACTCTGTATCACCGATGTTTGAAAGTGGACAAGTATATGCACCTAATAGAAAATGGGCTGAAAAAGTGATTAGTCTTGTGGCACAATTTCCCAATGGTGCAAGTCCATCAAGCGATTTTACTGATACAGTGACACAAGCCTTGTTATATTTACGCAATAATTGGTGGGTAAGTCATCCAGACGATGATATTAATGATGATATTAATGATCGTCCTGATAATAGCCCGGTTAAACATAATCCTTGGGACGATTTTGAAGATGAAGTCTCACCAAACAGAGTAGAATCAGCATATGGATAACGATATAGAGAATAATAATAACTTATCATCAATTGAAGATATCATTGATATGGTTGATATAGCAGGTATTGAAGCCTTAACTCCGGAAGAAGAAGAAATTTATAATACTGAAGTCGGTGAAGTTGAATCAATTAAAGAAGATGACGGTCATTATTCAAATTTAGCCAGTAAAATGACTGATGGGGAACTTGCACGATTAGCGCAGCAAGTTGAAGATTGGTTTGATGATGATATTCAATCACGTAAACAATGGGAATCACGGGAAGCAAAAGGGGTTAAAATCCTTGGTGTATCCGATGAAACAGTTGGTGGTGCAGATTTTCCCGGTGCTAGTCGTGTTGTTCATCCCTTGTTAATTGAAGCTATTACACAATTCCATAGTCGTGCCATTGCTGAAATGTGGCCTGCTGAAGGTCCGGTAAAAACAGTTGTGTTAGGTATGCCAACTGATGAAACTAATGCACAAGCTGAACGTGTTAATGATTATATGAATTATTTATATCTAAATGAAATGCCGGGTGCATTTGATGAAGAAGATAAAATGTTATTCAGGTTACCATTATCGGGTTCATGTTTTAAGAAAACGTTTTATTGTCCTCTTGAAGGTACATTTATCAGTCGAATGATTGAACCTACTGATTTTGTTGTTCCATATTCTGCCAGCGATTTACGCACCACTCCCCGTTTTACCCATCGTTTCTATGAATACATCAATGATGTTAAGAAAAAAGTCTACGGTAAATATTATCGTGATTATACAGTCACCGTTATGGGGCAAACTCCTGATTATCGTGAAAATGAAATGAAGGATGCTATTGATCATACTGAAGGTCGTGAAGATAATGAAGATGATGACCAACCCCATACCATGTATGAAATGTATGTTGACCTTGAACTAAAAATCGATCCAGATGTTGATCAGCAAACCGGGCAACCTACAGGAATAGCCCGTCCATATATTGTCACTATTGATAAAGATGAACAAACAGTATTAAGAATACAACGTAATTGGAAACCTGATGACATTATTAGAAAACGTAAAAAAATATGCGTGGCGCATTATAAGTTTAATCCTGGCTTTGGATTTTATGGCTTTGGTTTATTACATCTTATCGGCGGATTAACCGCTTCTGCCACTGGTGCTTTACGTGCATTATTAGATGCAGCACATTTCTCAAATATGCAAGGTGGTTTTCGTTCTCGTGATGCACGTTTACCGGGTGGAGACAATCCAGTAAAACCGGGTGAATGGCGTGAAATTAATGCTGATGTGGATGATTTACGTAAAGCATTTTTCCCTATTCCTTATAAAGAACCATCTAAAACATTGTTTGAATTATTGGGTTATCTTGATGAACGTGGTCAACGATTCGCATCGACTACTGAAAATATGGTGGGTGATGCCAGTAATACGGCACCAGTGGGAACCACTTTGGCATTAATTGAGCAAGGTTCTAAAGTTTTTACAGCTATTCATAAACGTTTACATATTTCTCATGCTCAGGAATTTAAAATATTACATGATTTAAATTATGAATATTTACCTGATGAAGGTTATCCATATCAATTAGCCGGTGCTGATAATCGGATTATGGCTTCAGACTTTGATGGTCGTGTTGATGTTATCCCTGTATCAGATCCCGCTATTATCTCTAATACTCAACGAATTACTCAATCACAAGCCGTACTGGACCTTGCTGATAAATTTCCAGATATTGTTAATCGTCGTGTAGCAGTTGAAAGAATGTTAAAAGCTATTCGTATTACAGATGTTGATGAACTAATGCTTCCTGAACAAGAAGGACCAAATGCTGAAGAACAAGGTCAAGAGTTAGAAAATGAGAAAACAGGTGCTGAAATAGATAAGATTAAATCTGAAACAGTAAATAAAGATATTGAAAGTACATTTAGCAGCGTACAAAGTGCTGCCAGTATTGCTATGCAGCCTGAACTGGTCCCTATTGCTGATAGTATTTTACAGTCTTCCGGATTTGAAGATAAGAACGAGGCACCAGTAGCCAGTGTTGCACCAATGCAGTTACCGGGTAATGAGGAACCGCTTCCTGTTGAAGAAATGCCATTACCTGAAGGTGTAAATATGAATACCAGCCCACAACAACCCCCGGTCACTGGTAACCCTACCCAAGGTATAGAAACTATTGATACTGAGGATAACGTTTAATTTAATAACAACAATAGGAGGTGATTAAGTCTAATGTTAAGTGATGACATACTTGTTATTCATAAAAAAGAATGTGAAACACGAATCAGTGAAATGTCAGATTATCTGGCAAGTGATAAGTGTTCAGATTTTAGTGAATATAAGAAGATGACGGGAAAAATACGAGGTGTCCGTATGAGCCTCGAAATTATTGAAGATTCAATGCAACGTTATAATAATGACGAAGATATAGAGGAAGATGAAAATGGCGAATAGTTACAAATTTGATGGTGAGGATATTGAAGTTGATAAACTCCCGAAACCTACAGGCTGGCGTGTATTAATTGGTAAAGCCCGAATTGAGAAAATGGGCTCAATTATCCTACCTGATGATGTTCAAAAATACATAGAGAACGGCTTAACAGTTGTTAAAGTTCTTGCTATGGGTCCACTGTGTTTTGATGACGATAAATATCGTGGTGCTAATCCGAAAAAGCCAATTGAGCCTTGGTATCAAGTCGGTGACACTATTATTATTGGTAAGCATGTAGGGCAAAATTTAAAATGGATTAACCCTAACACCAGTAAAGTAGAAACGTTAATGTTTATTAATGATGATGAAGTTATTGCCTTACTTCCTTCATTAGATAGCATTGTAATATAACTAACAGGAGCAATTAAAATGCCTGAAGCAGAAAATGATGAATTTGAACAAGAAGATGATATCTACGGTGATATTGACCAAAGTAACGATTTTCTTGATAGTGATGAAGCAGAAAAGAAGGAAGATAAACTCGAATATACTGATGAAGAAAAAGAGCAATACGGTAAAGCTATGTCTAAACGTATTGGCAAGGAAGTCAGTAAGCGTAAAGTTTTAGAAGATCAGAATCGTGTATTAAATGAACGATTATCAACATTAGAAGATAATATCCATTCACAAAATAATAAATCAGTTATTGATGATATTGATTCCCGTATGGCATCATTAAAGTTAAAACGTGATGAAATGTATGAACTGGGTGATATCGATGGTGATGTTGAAGATGAATGGCAAGATTTACGTTTAGAAAAGCGTGATGCTGAATATCAAAAGCGTGATGAACCTGTTAAACGTGAACCACAACAAGCACCAAAGCAGCCACCAGTGCAGAAAGTTCCTGATGCTCAACAAGAATGGCTTGATGAAAATGAATGGTATTCTAAAGGTGGTGATACTACTAAACAAGCTAATGATGTATTTCAAGAGTTATTAGATGAAGGTTATGATACTAATCACGACGGTATGTATAAAGAATTTGATAAACGATTATCAAAAGATGATAAATCTGAACCTGTTAAACGTGAACCAGGTGCGCCACCACCAGCCACACCCAGGGGAGGCGGTGATCCACCTAAACCACGTTCAAAATTAAGTAATGATGATTTTGACATGATGACAGAAATGGGTATGGACCCTAGAAATCCTGAACATCGTAAACAACTATTAGCTAATAAGAGAGCATAACCATGAGTGATGAAACTAACACAGATGATATTATCCCTGAAGATAAACCTGCTGCTGTAAAGAAAAAAAGCACTAGAAAACGTGTTGCTAAAGCATCAAGGGCACAAACTCAGCGTTCTACTGATACTTTACGTGAAGAAAGAAATGATCTATTATGGGTTGAAGGAACCAATTTACCTAATATTGCTGCTCGTGTGGGTATGACTCAACGTTGGGTAAGAACAAAAACAAATGGTAATGATGATGAGAAAAATCTCTGGAAACGTCAAAACCAAGGGTGGGAACCTAGAAAATATTCAACCATTCCAAAAGGACAGCATGTACCTAAAATTAATTTTGATGGTGATGATATAGTTGGGATGCATGATATGGTGTTAATGGAACGTTCAATAGAATTACATGAGCGTTATCATGATCTCCGAAGAAATGATGTACGCTTGCAACAACAAGCGATTGATAATGACGTGATGAAATTTCACGATGCTGAAAGTGGGCTGCGAAGTAGACAGTCTGGTATAGATTCTCAGGTTCATATGGGACGAATCCCTAATGTGGCACCTGACGATTAAAATTAATCAAAAGGAAAAGTAGTTATGGCTAATACAAATGCCCCTTATGGTTTGCGTCCATCACGTCATTTAACAGGTGGTGTTACTCGAACCACTGAGTATTCAATCTCAGCGTCGTATACAACAAAAATTTACATGGGTGACCCGGTTGGCTTATCTTCCGGTAATATTGTTATCGGTACTAATGCCGGTACTGCTCATGTCGGTGTTTTTGCTGGTGTAAAATATATTAATGCTAAAGGTGAAAATGTCTTTAGTAAATATTGGACCGGTGAAACGGGTGCTACTGAAATTAAAGCACTTGTATGGGATGATCCCGCACAAATCTTTGCAATTGAATCAACTACATTTGGAACTGCCAATATTGGTGTTGCTTATGATTTAGCAGTTGCTGCTGGTGTTACTACTATCGGTTTATCTAAAACTGTACTTAATGTTGCAGCTACAAGTGGCGCATCATATAAGGTATTAGGTAAAGTTGATCGTGATGACAATGAAACCGGTGCTTATGCTGAAGTTGAAGTAATTGCAGTTAAACACGCATTAGCGTCTAGTTAGAGGGAGTAAATAACAATGCCTATGAATCGTAATTTTAACCCTCGTCAATTGCAAGAAGGGTTACACACAGTTTTTGGACTTGAATATAGTCAACATCCGGAAGAATGGCGACAAATATTTGATGTTCAAAATTCCAGTAAAGCATTTGAAGAAGATGTATTAATGACCGGCTTTGGTGCTGCTGTTAATAAATCTGAAGGTGCAAGCGTTACATATGATCAAGCTCTTGAAGGTTGGTCTGCTCGTTATGAGCATGAAACTATTGCCCTGGCATTTTCAATCACTGAAGAAGATATTGAAGATAATCTTTATATGTCTAAAGGTGCCAAATTTTCAAAAGCATTAGCACGTTCAATGCAACACACTAAAGAAATTAAAGGTGCTGCAATTTTGAATAATGGCTTCAGTTCCTCTTATAAAGGTGGTGATGGTGTATCATTATTTAATACTTCTCATCCTTTGGTAGGTGGTGGCGTTGCTTCTAATACGCTGGCTACTCCTGCTGACTTGAGTGAATCGGCTATTGAAGATTTATTAATTATGATCCGTCGTGCTAAAGATGATCGTAGTTTACCAATTTCTTTAATGCCTAAAGATATTATTATTCCACCTGAAGAAGAATATAATGCGACTCGTATTTTACGTTCTTCATTACGTGCTGGAACTGGTGACAATGATATCAATGCCGTTAATACTAAGGGTATCTTCACCCGTGATCCTATTCTTATCACACGTCTGGTTGATCCTGATGCATGGTTTATTAAAACTGATGCACCTGATGGATTACGCCACTTTGTACGTCGTGGTATTAAGAAGAAAATGGATAAGGAATTTAACACTGGTAATCATCGTTACATGAGTTCTGAGCGTTATTCTAACGGTTGGACGGATTGGCGCGGTTGTTATGGGTCGGCTGGAAGCTGAATGTAAAAGGTACTGCACCTATTGTCAAATATGACAATTTATTGAAAAACCTTTGTCATATTTGGCAAAGGTTTTTTTTTATGCTATATTTTAATAAGCGTTAATAAATTCTATTCCTATAAAAGGTGAATATCATGTCTAAACATCACATTTCCCGGGCACAAACTGTTTATCAAGGTGCTGCCTATTATCCTCCACTTACAGATGTTAATGAAAGATTAGGTGCGCCTATTACTTTCATGACTAAAATTGATCTGGGTACTCCAATCGTTGCCGATCCTGATGGCCTTGCTGATGGTAATGATGGGACCGGTGGTGCAGCTATTACTATTGATGGTACATTAGCTGCTGATGGTGCAGCTGTTCTTGACGTACCTCGTACTCTTATTGTTGATACTGATTCGGCGGGTGACACTACTCAAACAATAACCATTACTGGTACAGACGTTTACGGTGAAGCTTTAGTTGAAACTATTGCATTTAATGGTACAACAGCCGTTGTAGGTCAAAAAGCATTTAAAACTGTAACCGGACTCATGTTAAGTGCAGCTCTTACAGCTAACTGCGATATTGGCACCACAGATGCACTCGGCTTACCATATGTACTTTCTGATAACTCTAATCTGTTATTTACATGGTTCGATGGTGTTGATGAAGTTACTAAACCTACTATCGCATTAGGTGATG